CTATTTTAATAGCCTTGGATATACATCAATTACCAGAGCATCAGGAGTATTAATTAATTCTATTTTTATAATTATAGATTTTAGCAATTCGTTTTTTAACTTAATATCTTCTGTATTCTTATATGATAATATTACATTTTTAAAGTTGAGTAAATTATCAGATTTTTCTTTTAAACTTTCTTCTGCAATTAAATCTACAAGTTTATCTATTTCAAATTGAATGGAACTTATTCTACTTGATATATTATTAGATCTTTCTATAAACATTTCTTCGCTATATATTTTTCGCTCATATGAATCAAATATATTCATTTTTTGAGAATTTAAAAGTGTTAATTCTTTTTTTAATAGAATAAGCTCTCTTGAATAATCTATCTTTTTATTATCAGTGATAGATGTTTCTATTTTAAGCTCATAGTTCTTTAAAAATTCTTTAATAGATTTAAATGCTAAATCTTCGAATTTATCAAAATTCATGCTTATGTTTCCGCATTTATGTATACACATAATACGCTTTTTCCCTCGTGCTTTTCTCATTATCATTTTATGTTTACATTTGCCACAGATTAATATACCTGCAAAAGGATTGACAGGAGGATTATTCTGTCTATATGGTACATGATATTTTTCTTGGAGCAATTCATTTGCCCTATTAAATGTATTTTTATCAATTATCGAATCATGTTTTCCTTCAGATATAATCCATTCATTTTTATTTCTAGTTTTGCAATCTCTAACTTTATTAGGGGATTTTGATTTCTTTAGTTCTTTCTTCTTCCAGGTTATTTTTCCAATATAGATAGGATTCTTTAATATAAATAAAACTGAACTGGCAGTGAAATTTTTGTTTATTTTTGTTTTATAGCCTAAAGAATTAAGATATGAGGCTATTGTTCCAGCTCCATCGCCATTAATATATCTATCAAAAATTATTTTTATTATTTTTGATTCAGAATCATTTATTTTTAATATTCTATTTTTATTTACATATTCAATATCATATCCTAATGGTGGATTGGTTGCGATGTAATTGCCATCTTCAACACTTCTTATTCTTCCACCTTGCATACGTTTATTAATTACTTTTAATTCTCTTCTAGAAAAGAAGGTTTTGAATTCTGTTATTTCTTCATCTAGATCATTATTTAAATCATAAGTTTTTGTAGGAGTAATTATTTTAGTATTAGATTCTTTAAATGCATCTAAAATTATACCTTGGTCTTTCATGCCGCCACGTCCTAGACGATCAATATCCATTACTAAAACACCAGTATATTCATTGTTCTCTACTTCTTTTAAGAGTTCTAGCATTTTAGGCCTATGAAACAAACTATCTCCTGAAACAATTTCTTCTTTAATTTCAACTATACTTAATTGTTTTTCTTTAGCATATTTCATCAATGCTTTTCTATGTTTTGCTAATGTTTCACCTTCGCCTAAAGTTTTTTCTATTTCTTCATCTGCACGGGATTTTCTAAGATATATACAAGTTCTATCCATTTTTAATTACCTTTCTAATATATATAATTTTCATTAAGAATCTCATAAAAACCTAGAGTTGGCTCAAATATAATAAAATATTTATCGAATTTTTTTCCCAGACCATATTGGAGTTTAAAATCATTAATTATTTCTGTAAGCTTATCAATAGTAATTGAAAAAAAATCTGAAATTTCATATAAATCTTTACATCCACATCTATAGGCATAGATTAGATCTATTGGTTGTAATAGAAATTCATAACCTTTTCTACGTGCAATTCTTTCTTGTTTAATATTTAATGTTTCAGTTTGGTCTGTAATATCACCAAGAGTTTTAAAGTGATGTCCTATTTCTTCTGCTAAAACACCATGTTTTTGATTTTCAGTAATTCTACTATTTATTAGTATTTTATTGTCGCAATAATAACCACATTCGTTATCGGCTCCAAAATCATGTTCACGAATTTTAATTCCAAGTTTTTCAGCTTTAGATAATAGCTCTTCATATGGTGTCATATATATACCTCCGGGAATAAGTTTATTCTTTATCCATTTGTTTAAAAATTGCTTTAGCTTTATGTAAATTTTTAATGGCAGTTTTTTTATCTAAATTATCATCATGAGCTGCTAATGTTAAAATTGTATTTTCATTATTATATTTATCAGATAAATCTTTTCCATATTCAATCAATTTATTTTTACCGCATTGGTTAAGCTTATTAAAAATATTTAACAATTCAATCTGAGATTCAGATAAATGTGTCTCAGATAATTCATTAGAATTGGTATCATCCCATCCCATTATTATAGATGGAGATATATCTAAGGCTTTTGATAAAGCTATAATATTATCTCTTTTTATATTTTCAATTAATCCAGTTTCCCATTTTCTAACGGTACTTTTACCTACACCTATCTTTTTTCCAAGCTCTTCATATGTCAATCCTAATTCTAATCTTCTGCTTTTTATTATGTTATTTATATTCATAAGCTACCTCCTACATTAATATTAACATTATATAACAAAAGTGTCTTTTATGCAACTTTCTATATAATTTTATATAAAAAAGTGTCCTAGTAATATTGACAAGCATGTTGAACCGTTTTATACTTAAAGTATCCTATTAAGACACAAAAGTGTATTGAAGGGAGGTGAACGGATGAATAGCAAACTATTAAAGTCATATTTTATTCTAAATGGAAAAAGTATTAATGGTGCATATAAAGCATTAGAAATAAGCAAATCAGCATTATATAGAAAAATGAATGGGATTACAGAATTTACTAGATTAGAGATAATAAAACTAATAGAATATTTAGAAATAGATATTTCGACAGCAATGAAAATTTTTTTTGAAAATGAAGTGTCCTAGCAGGAAACAAAAGTTTAAGAATAATATATGTTTTTTAAAATATATATTAAGAGAGGTGGTATGATGGTTCCAATTGAAAAGAAAGTAATTATTAATTTCCATGAGCCAGATATTACTCCGGAAGAAAACGCGAGAAGATTTGAACAAGTAAGAAAAGTAGTAGAAAAAATAGCAGTTGATATGTTAAAACGTGGAATAACAAAAGTGGAAGAATAGGCTGAATAGCCTTAAAAAATCACTTTACATAATGTGGGTAGGAGGACATAAAATGAATAAATTAAGAATATTTAATTACATTGGAAGAAATGTTACAGATAGCAGAGAAGTAGCAGATGGAACAGGCAAAAATCATGCACACCTAATGAGAGATATAAAAGTATATATTTCGGCAATATCAACCAATCCAAAATTGGATTCGTTAGATTTCTTTATAGAAAGTACATATAAAGATGGCAAAGGAGAAATAAGACCATGCTATTTATTAACAAAGCAAGGGTGTGAAATGGTAGCAAATAAAATGACAGGAGAAAAAGGAATTTCATTTACCGCTGAATATGTGCAAGCATTTAACAAGATGGAGCAGTACATACCACAAGTTAATATGTCTAAGGAACTTCAAGCAATCTTAATGGTAGATAATAAAGCAGAAGAATTAAAAAATAATATAGCTGAAGTAAAAACAGATCTTGAAGACTTTAAAGATAATGCTCCACTTTTTAATGCTGAATGTAAAGAGCTCCAGGCACTTGTTAAAAAAATGGGTGTTAAGAGCTTAGGGGGAAAGGGTTCGGCAGCATACAAGAATAATTCTATTAGGTGTAAAGTGTATCAGGATATACAAGGACAGTTACGTAGAGAGTTTGGGGTAAATAGATATGAGTATATTAAACGTTGTCAATTAAGCCAAGCTATTAACATAATACAGGAATATACAGTTCCAATTATATTACAAGATCAAATAACAACCTTAAACAATCAAATCTCATTCTAGGAGGATTTATGAAAGAAAGTAAGCAATTAGATGAGATAGTTAGATTAATTCAGCAAAAGGCAGATAAAGAAAATAGGCGTGCTGGAGATGTTTTAGAAGAAGTCATAAGAAAAATAAAAAAGGTGGAGACATAATGGAAGAAAACTATTATGCATTATTATTATCTATTTTTAAGAATGTTAATGCAAAAGATTCAGTTTTATATACCAAATATGGGAAACAGACAAATTCATTTAAACGAAATGTGAAAATTGATAGAACTCCTTATAAGCATGTTAATATACCTACTAAAAAAATGACTAAAGAAACAAGTGAACTTACTAAAGTTGAATATAAAAAAATTATGAAATTAAAAGAAAATCATACATGGAGAGAAATAGGTTCTATTTTAAATGTTACTTGGGCCAGTGTCTATCAAAGTGTAAGAAGATATGAAAAGAAAAAAGCTATTGCTGATGGCCCAACCAAAACGCCATTAGCAATAGACTTTAAAAATAAAACAATTACATTATAACATATTAAGGAGAATAAAAAAATGGCTGAAAGAAGAATGTTTGCAAAAAGCATAATAGATTCAGATGCATTTTTAGATATGCCATTATCTACTCAGGCTTTATATTTTCATTTAGCTATGCGTGCAGATGATGATGGGTTCCTAAACAATGCTAATAGAATAATAAGAACGATTGGAGCTAATCCAAACGATATGGATATGTTACTAGTTAAAAAATTCATAATAAAGTTTGATGATGGTATTTGTGTTATAAAACATTGGAGGATTCACAATTATATTCAAGCTGACAGATATAGAGAAACAAATTATAAAGATAAGAAATCAGTTTTAAATATAGATGAAAACAAAGCGTACACATTTGATGATACAGGGCGTAGACTAGTTGGAAACAAAATAGTAGGCAATAAAGATACAAAATGTATACAAGGTGGAACCGAAGAAGATACAAAGAGTTTACAAGATGTATACATTGAAAAAACAGAAAAAAGTCATGAAAGCAGTAAAAATCAGCCTTTAGATGATAGTGTACGCGATGTATACATAACGGATACTCAGGTTAGGTTAGGTAAGGTAAGTATAGGTAAGGATAGCTTAGGAAAGGAAAGGGAAGAACTCAACTCTACTTCCATTATTCCTTTTCCATCTGAGATACATAAAGTAATTTATGAACAATTTGGAGATGTAGCTTATAGAACTTGGTTTTTAGATTCTGTAATAGAGCTTAATGGATCTATATTAAAAATTATTGTAGATAGTAATTTGAAAAAACAGATAATACAAGACAAGTATTCAAACAATATATCTGCATTACTTGGAAAGTCAGTAATTATAGAGGATTAATAGATAATGAGTAAAACTTTAAAATTATTATTAAAACTAATAAGAGAATTTGAAATAGAAGAAATTAAAAATTTAATGAATTATGGATTAACTTTAAAAGAAACATTAAGATGCTATGAAGTAGCCATTAATTAGAATTGTTCAGAGAGGGAAACAATATGACATTAACTGAATTTGAGAAAAGATATACTAAAAGCAGACAAGGATATATAGATATGTTAACAGGAAGATTAGTATATTGTCCTTGCAATATAGGTTTTAAAATAACTCAAGATGATTGCATTGAAAGTAGAGATTGCAATGAATGCTGGAGTGAAGTAAAAGAATACTTGAAATTTAGAGATGAATAATATGAGGTAAAGTATGAAAGAAAGAGTAGTTGAAGGTCAGATATCATTATTTGAGGAACAGACTAATGTTATTAATATAATACCTACAAAAGAAGAAAATAGTGATAATCCTATATTTAAACAGCTTATTAAAAAATACAAAGATGTTTGTACACGAATAGTAAAAGTGGAAAAGAAGCTTTATGTAGAAGTAGGCGGGCAGACATTATCTTTTGAACCGAATGGAGCACAAGGGAGAATGTTTGTAAAAGATATGCTACTAAGACCTAAGGATGAAATTATTGTTGCAAATGAAGATAAGCATATAACGTCAGAGCAGATTAAGACTATAAAGAATAAAATGCACGTTGATAAATTTATTAAAAGAAAGGCAGATAATAACGTACTTATTCAATACAAGAATTTCTGTATGGCTATATATCCAAGTGGTAAATTTGCAAAGTGGAAGTCAGCTGCAGTATTTAAAGATAATGAGGTTTATAGCATATCTGAAATTGAAAATATCAATAAGATGCATGAAGAGATTAAAGAAGATCCTAAAGTCGAAGTGGTAACTGAAATTTATGAATCAGAGGAAACTTTAAGATTAGGAGATAAAGTTAAGTTTGATTACGATGGACCAAAGGAAGGAAACATAGTACGAATTTACAACAAAGGTGAAACAGTTAATGTTAGCTGGAATAACAAACAGACAGCATTTTATTACAAGAGTGTTGTAAAAATTAATGCGTAAATGTCAGAAAGGACGAAGAAATGTTTTTTAAAAAGAATTATTTTGTTGAGTTTGAATATAAAGGACCAAAAGAGAAAGGAACTTGTAGCACAACAATGAGATGTTTTCCTAGTATGGTTCCTAAAGCAGCAAGCGAGTTAAAGAAAATATTAAACAGTATGGGACATGATGTAGACACAATTTTTATAACTAGTATAAAAAGATTGTAGTCAGAAAGGGTGAAGTGAATGCAAACCAAAGAAATAATAACAAGAGAGTTTCATTTTGATGATCCTAAAGAGAACAATAAGCATATGGAAATTATGAAAAAAGAAGGTTATGAAATAATAAAATATGGTTCAGAAGATGATTGGTATTTCTACTGTAGAAAAGAAATCAAGTCAGAAAGGGTGAAGTAATATGGATAAATGGACTTATGAAATAGATATAACAAGAGATATGTGGAGAGGTGGACTCTATGACACAAAAGAAAAGGCTATTAAAGAAGGTAAAAGAGATGCGATTGAAGATGGAAGACAAAGTTTCAAGGTTGGAATAATTGAAGAACCAACTAATTTTGGAGTTGATGTTGACCAAGTAATAGAAAATATCCAAGAAGCAATGTATGAGGAAATAGGAGAAGCGGCAGAGGATTATTTGGATGATGTAACAAAAGAAGATGCGTTGGAGCTGGAGAAAAGACTAAATGAAGTTTTTTATAAATGGCAGGAAGAACATAATTACAAACCAAGCTTTTATAAAGTAATTAGTGAAGAAGTAATCGAGGTGGTTCAGTAATGACATTAGATGAATTAAAAAATAGATTGGAAGATATATCTAATGAAGTGAGTGGAGATGCAACAGTTTTCAATGTTGATGTAGATGATGATAGTAATTCATTCTATGCAATTAAAGATATTGTAGTAGATGAATATGGAGATGTATTGATTAGAATTTAGTTCAGAATATGCAGAAAGGGTGAAGTAAATATGAATATAGAAAAAGTAATAGATATGAGAGATGCTAATGAAGCTTGCGATTTGCAGAATAACTGCAATGAATGTGTTATTTCGTATGAAAAAATTACACCATGCAATTTTATTAGAAATAAGTATAAAGATTCTATATGGAATTACAAAGAAGAGTCAAGGCAATTAGAAGAGTATATAAGAAATAATCCTAATGAAAAATTTATGACTGGATTAACTGTATTAGACAAATGGTATGTAAGACCTATGAACTGGTGTGGAATGTGGAAGGACAATAAACTTTGTGGTGGAAGATGTTTAGCATATTTTGATACAAAAGAAGATTTGGATAATACATTAATACGATTAGGTTACGAAATAGATTAGTTCGCAATACTTAAAAAATGAGTTGTTGTAAAAGATGCAACAACTCAACAAAAGGAGAAATAGGATGATAATTTTTATATTATACATGACAGCATTAGTAGGAGCTTATATTTTTATTAGAAATTCAAAATAAGGGGAGATTTGAAGATGAATAATTATCCTTGTAAAGATTGTATAGAAAGATGTTTTGGATGTCATAGTGTCTGCATTAAGTATAAAAATGCAGAGATAGAGATTAAAAAAGAAAAACAACTAGAGAGACAGAGTAAAATAAATGATCAAATTAAATTCCATTCTATTTTTAGAGGATGCGAAGCAAGAGATAAGAAAAATATAAGAGCATAAGGAGAAATGAAGATGAATAAGTGGGTAGGAATAGGAAGATTAACAAGAGATCCTGAATTAAAATATACGCCAGGGAAAGGAACTGCAGTTGCAAGAATAACATTAGCAATTGATAGATATAATTCAAAAACTGGTCAGAATGAAGCAGATTTTATTTCGGTAGTAATATGGGGTAAGCAGGCAGAAAATATTGCTAATTACATGAGCAAAGGAAGTCAAGTTGCTATAAGTGGAAGAATAAGCACTAGAAGCTATGATGATAAAGATGGGAATAAGAGATATGTCACTGAAATAGTTGCAGATCAAGTTGGTGGAGTTAAGTTCTTAGGAAGTAAAAATAATAGTTCAGTACCAGAAGAAACATTTGGAGAAAATTATAATGATGATATTACTGCAGTAGATGATGATGGAACAATGCCATTTTAATCCGTTCGTAAGGGGAATTTTATAAGGGGGAGTAAGCAAATGACTAAATCAGTAATATTAAATGAATTAGATGTATGTATTGCTAATAAAGAAAATGATATTAAATATGCTAATAAACTTAATAGAAATTCAGATAGAGTAAGATATCTTAGAGTTGTAAAAGGATATAAGCAGAATGAAGTTGCAGAAATGATAGGAATAAGTGCAAGGCAAGTTCAAAGAATAGAAAAAAAATTAAAAAATATATAAAATGTCGTGCGAAATGTCGTGTTTATGTCGTTCCATAAACACGATATTTTTTTTATAATTAATATATCAATAAGTAATAAGACAAGGAAATGTGTATAAAAGTCTTATTATAAAAAATGTCACGTTTTTGGTATGGAATAACTATATTCATTTTTAGGAGGTATGCATATGGACAAGGATAAGGTTAAGGAATTATATTTAAAAGGTTACAAGGCTAAAAATATAGCAAAAATATTAAATTGTAAGGCTGATACAGTAAGACAATGCATACATAGAAATCTTAAGGAATTTAAAATCGCTCATGAAACAGAAAAAATGAGAAATAAAGAAATAGACAGGGTGACAAGAAGTGAAGCAAAGCAATGGATAAGTGATAAATCATTTATATTAAAGAATAGATCTATTTATAAGACAGATAGCAAAGGCAATATAGTTCTTAATAAAGATGTAGCTCCAGTTGTTAGTTTTGATACACCAAGAAGATTAAATATAAATTTTTAACCAGTACAGAAGATACTGGTTATTTTATTGCAAAGAAAGGAGAGTAAGGTAGGTGAAAACATGAAAATCAGAGACTGGGAGAAGGGAGTAAGTTCACCAATTCCTTTTTCTAAATATGAAAAATTTAAAGAAACACTAATTGAATATAGTGATAGAAATAAAGAAAGAAACTTAATGCTATTTATTTTAGGTAGAAGTACAGGTTATAGATTAGGTGATCTTGTAGGATTGACAATTGGTCAACTTAAAGATGCATTACATGATGGATATTTCAGTATTCAGGAAAGTAAGCAGTATGAGCAATGGAAATCAACATTATCTAAGAATCCTAATAAAAAGAAACCTGATAAACGAGATGCTCCAATAGGTAAAAATCTTGAAAAGTATCTTAAGGAATATGTAAAAGGTAAGAAAAGAAGTGATTATGCATTTCCTTCTACTAAAGATTTAGATGAACATATAAGTCAGAAAGCATATAGTGCAATACTTTCAGAAGTAGGGAAAAGTATTGGATTAAAGAATATTTCTGGCCATAGTTTACGAAAAACATATGCTACTAAGATTTATGAAGAAAGTAATAAAGATTTAGAGCAAGTAAGAGTTGCAATTAATCATCAATCTATAGAAGAAACAAAAAGATATCTAGGGATTAAGGAAAAAATGAAAATAGATGCAGCATTAATTGCAGATGAAGATTTATAGAAAAATAAGTAAAAAATAAAATGGTACATATTAGATAGATAATAAAAAAATATCTACTAATATATGTGTGTTAAAAATGGAATAGGTAATCCACCATGTTATTACTTATTATCAGCAGAATAAAAAAATAGGTTTAAAGTAAGAGAAATCAATGGTTTAGATATGATTATTAATAACCAGGGATTTTTTTATTTTTGAAGTAAATCTAAAAAGTTGGGAAATAGCAAAAATTATTGAGCCTTGTTAAAAACTAATGGCTCAATGTTTGGAGGAAATATGAAGTCAGTTGAAGATATAATTAAAGATAGCTTAAAGCTAATAGAATCAATGGCTGAGAATGGTTGTACTGATAAGGAAATTGCTGAAAAATTAGACATTAGTTATTCGACATTTAAGAGATATAAGTCCTCAAATAAGGATTTAAAGGACCTAATGGCTCAATGCAAAGATAAGAAAAATGAATCAGTTGAAAAAGCACTATTTGATAATGCAGTTGGTTATACATATGAGGAAGAAGTTCCAGTAAAAATTAAAGAAGAAGTAATGGCAGATGATGGTGAAACAATTCTATCGAAAGAAAGAGTTGTTGTTAAGAAGGTAAAGAAGTTTTCAAAGCCAGATTTAGCAGCACAAAAGTATTGGCTAAATAATATGAAGAAGCTTAAGTGGGCAGATGATCCTAACAGAGTAATTAATGATAAGAAGCTTACTAAACTTAAAGAAAAAGAAGTTAATTCAAAGGTTATAGAATAGGAGGTATTAATTATGCATGGAGTAAATATGTCAGATTATAATATTATATACAACAATAGAGTGTACAATTGCTTATCAATGAATGGGAGAATTAAAGTTTATAATGATGATGATAAGCCTAATCCTATTCCTGAAAAGATATTAGTAATTTATCTTAATGAAGATAATAGAGTTAGGATACTTGAAGCAGAAGCTGATGAAATCCAGTTTATAAGAAAGTAGGTAATCGGTAATGTTGGATAAAGTAATTGTTAATGGAGAAGACATATCATATATGGTTATAGGAGCATCTGATAAGATAATAGGCGTTGATGTTGCTAAAGGAAATGACTTTACAGTTAGAAGTCTAATAAAAAATAATAAAAGAATGTTTGAAGTGGAAGAGAATAAAAATGAAAACATCTTGTAGTAAATGTGGCATTGTTGAAAAACCACATGTGTGTCCTCATTCTAAAAGAAAAGCTGACCGGAGCAGAAAAGATAATAAAGTGTATGAATCCAAATCATACAGAAGTTTAAGGCAGATAGTCTTAAGGGATTATAAGCATATGTGCTTATGGTCATTATATGTTAATGGCAAGGTACAGAAAGCAACAGACACTCACCACATCATTGAAATTTTAGAAGATGAAAGCAAAGCTACAGACTACAATAATTTAATTCCACTAACTAGATACAATCATAGAAGAGTAGTGGAGAATCTTTATAAAATAAATAAAAAAGAAACACAGAAACTGTTAAGAGACATGCTGAAAGATTTTAAAAGATACGATTTTACTTTAGGTAAGTATGCTGAGAGAGCAAAACAGATTGAGAAAAATTTTAAAGGTACCCCGGGGGTATAACGCCGATAATATATATAATTTTCTATCATGACTATGCCTGGCAAGCTGTAAAAAAATCTGTAAAATGAAATATTTTTCGGTGGGAAGAAAGGAGGGTGAAATTTTGGCGAGACCATGTAAGTCTGCAAAAGTATTAACTGAATGTTCGCAGACAAAGGAAGAAATAAATACAAGAATCGAAAAAGAGCAGTTGATAAGAGGTCATGCTGATAATATAATTCCATCAATGGAACTTACAGAAAGTCAGCAGATATTATTTTATTTTATAGTTGATGAACTTAAGGCCAGTGAAATTTTAAGTAATTTAGATAAATTCTTATTAACTAAAGCAGCAATAGCCATTGATAGGCTACATTATATTGAAAAATTAGTTAATCAAAAGCCAAAGCTTTTATTTAATAAAGATGTTATGTCAAAGAAAGATACTTATGATAAGGACTTCTATAGATGTTGTAATGAATTATGTTTAAGTCCACAGTCAAGAGCTAAGATTGCTAATATTAATATTAATACTAAGAATGCTGAAGATGATGCAGTTATTAAAGCGTTAAGAGGTGAATAATGTTTTTACTAGATAATGCTTTAAAATATGCTAATGATGTTGTTGCTGGTAAAGAGATAACAACAAAAGAAGTAATAATTCAATGCAAATGGTTTTTGATTGACTATGAAAAAAAGCAATATGAAGAACAGTTTGATTTTTACTTTGATGAAGAAAAGTTACAGATCATAAACAATCTATTAAAACTTTTCAATTTTGCGACAGGCTTTGTTGCAGGAGAACAGGTTTTAAAAAATTTAGTTGGATTTCAATGTTTTCTTATAGCCAATATATTTGGATGGAGATATAAAGATAATAAAAATAAGTTTAGATATAATGATATAACTTTGTATATAGCAAGAAAGAATGCAAAGACCGCAGTTGTAGGTCTTATTTTTTTACTTCTAATGCTTACAGAGCAGGATTATTCAGAATTTTATTCTATATGTTTAACTAAAGAACTTGCAGCAGAAATAAGAAAATCAATGGTTCAGATTTTAGAAGCAAGTCCACTTATAGCAAAACATTTTAAATGGTCAAAGACTTTAATAGGTCCGATTGAATGTAAAATAACTAAAAGCTTCTTTCAGCCAAGAACTGCTGAAAGTGGTAAGAACAACTCAATTAGACCAAGTGCCTTTGTATCAGATGAACATGCTAACTTTAAGGATAACAGTAATTTTACTGCAATGAAATCAGGGCAGAAGAATGTTATCAATCCATTAGTTTTCAGGACTACAACTGCATATGCAATTGATAATAGTATCATGACACCGGATATTGAAACAATAAGAAAAGTATTTGATGGAACTTTTAAGAATGAAAGACAGTTTGCATTATTATATTATGCTGATGAAGAGCATTTATGGGATGATATAGGAATTTATCAAGCGAATCCATTAAGGATTGAAGAAAACTATAATACCATAAGGGAAGACAGAGAAAAGGCATTAATTCAAGATAACCTTGTTGAAGAATACCTTACAAAGAGCATGAATTATTTTATGCCTGAAAACTCAGGAGAATCATATGTAACAGAAGAGCAAATTAAAGCATGTGAAGCTGATGAAGATATTAACTGGGAAGGTAGAGAAGTTTATGTTGGTGTGGATTTAGCAGAAACAGATGATAACACAGCTATTTCTATGGTTTCATTAGATGATGATGGAAATATAATAACTAAAAGCTGGGCGATAATACCATTGTTAAAAGTTAAAGATAAATCAAGAAATGAAGATGTGGACTATCAAAGGGAAATAGACAGAGGAACATGTATTGCATGTGGTGATGATGTTATTGAATATGCAACTGTTGAAAACCATGTATTAAACTTAGAAAAGAATTATGGGGTAAAAGTTAAGCAGATAGGATATGACATAAGAAATGCTAGACCAAGTGCTCAGATATGGTCTAAAAAAGGATATGATTGCGTTGAAGTTAAGCAACATAGTTCAATATTGCATGAGCCTATAAAATGGCTTAAAGAATCAATTTTATCAAAGAAATATAGATATGATAAAAATCAATTACTTATAATTAACTTTGTTAATGCTAGGCAAACAGAAGATACAAACCTTAATAAATATCTTAATAAGAAAAAATCTAAAGGAAAGATAGATATCTGCATGAGTATTGTGGATGCACTTTATTTAATGCATGAAGCTAAATTGAATAAGAAAGAATGTACTATTCAGGTTATTTAGAGAGGGGGTGAGAAAATGGCATGGTTTAAGAAAAAGGAAAAAAGAAAGCTTGATAGTGCAGATTATTTATCAGATTTATTTAGCTTATATGATGTACTATTAAAATCTATGGTATCAGATGATAAGGTAAATAAAGATATTGCTTTAAATATACCAACCTTGGCAGCTTGCGTTGATTTAATAGGTGATACAATATCAGCATTACCAATTAAGTTGCTATGTGAGAAGGATGGAAAAGTTGAAGAAATTAAAGAAGATCATAGAGTAAAACTTTTAAATGATGATACTGGCGATACTTTAGATGCATATCAATTCAAAAAAGCATTAATAGATGATTTTTTATTAATGGGGAATGGATATGCTTATATTAACAAAGTTAAAGGAAAAATAAAAAGCATTCATTATGTAGAAGAAAGAAATGTATCAATAAATAAAAATATAGATCCTATATTTAAAAATTATGATATTTCAGTTAATGGAGAGTTTTATAGACCATATGAATTTATTAAATTACTTAGAAATAGTAAAGATGGAGCTACTGGCGAAGGAATAATAGAATCTAATCCTACGCTAATTTCAGTTTCATATAATTCATTATTATATGAAAATATATTAGCTAAGACAGGTGGAAATAAAAAAGGTTTTATAAAAGCAGATGATACATTAGACGATAAGGGAATAAAACTTCTTAAGCAGCAGTGGAATACCATGTATTCTCAAAACAGTGAAAATTGTATTGTACTTAATAAAGGTCTTGACTTCAAAGAGAGTAGTTCAACCAGTACAGAAATGCAAATGAATGAGAATAAAGTTTCTAATGGAAATGAGATATGCAAGATATTAAAAGTACCAAGTGCAATGCTTACTGGTGAAGGAAAAGAAAATAATGATGTATATGAAAAGTTTGTTAAGATGGCAATATTGCCAATATTACAAGTATTTATAACAGCGCTTAATAGAGACTTACTTCTTGAACATGAGAAGGAGTCTTTTTATTTTGCATTTGATGTTAAAGAACTTTTAAAGGGTGATATAGAAAAGCGTTATAAAGCCTATGAAATTGGTATAAAAAATGGTTTTTTAACTGTGAATGATGTTAGGTATGAAGAAGATAAGGAAGCTATAGAAGCTTTTAATGATGTTATTAAGCTTGGATTACAAGATGTATTATTTAACACTAAGACAGGCTCCATATACACACCAAATACAGATAAAACAAGCAACTTGAAAGGGGGTGATATTAATGAGGATAGAACTAAGGAATGATAGCGTTATATTAGATGGATACGTAAATGCAGTTCAAAGATATAGCAAGCTGATTCCTAGTATAAAAGGAAAATTTAAAGAACAGATTGAACCAGGAGCTTTTCAAAGATCATTAGAAAAAAGAACTAATGTTGATTTACTTTTAAATCATGATAAGAATAGAAAACTTGGATCAATAGCTGAAGGAAATCTAGAACTTTTTGAAGATAACATAGGGTTAAGAGCAATATGTACTGTAACTGATGCAGATGTAATTGAAAAAGCAAAGAATGATAAGCTTAAGGGTTGGTCTTTTGGGTTTTATAGTGAAAAAGATAATTGGGAAGATACTGATGAAGGTTATTCAAAGCGAACAGTTTCAGAACTTGATTTATTTGAGGTGTCTATAGTTGATGATTCAAAGAATCCGGCATATATAGCAACTAGCATTGAAACAAGAGATGAAAAGGAAGTAGTTACTGAAAATAGGACTACTGAATTTAAAGCAGTTATTGTTGATGAAAGCACTAAAGAAACTAGAACCGAGGAAATAGATTACTCAGAATTTTACAATGAAATACAACGAATATCAAAGGCTTAAAAGGGCCTTTTTATTATGCAAAAAATAGAAAAGGAAGGTAACTTATATGATAAAAAATAAAGTTAAAAAATTAGTGGCAGAGTATAGAACATTACCAAGTGAAGAGAAAGGATATACAGAAAAGAGAGAAGCTTTAGTTGAAGAAATGAGAACAATTGTAGATAATGCTAAAGCTGAAACAAGAGCATTATCTGAGGATGATACCAAAAGATATAATGAAATAAAAAGTGAAATAGCTGGAATTGATGAAACTTTACAAGCTATTGAAGAGCAAAGATCATTAGAAACTAAAGTACCAGCAAAGAAAGATAAGAAAGAAGAAACACGAACTACTGAAGAAATTGCAAATGAAGAACTTAGATATATATTTACTGGTCAAGTGCCTGAAACAAGAGCAGCATCAGCAATGAATACTACTACAAATGCAGAAGGTGGATTTGTGGTTAATGAAGAATTATCACAAAATATTATAAAAGAAATAAAGGATAGAAGTGATGTGTATAAATTCTTTAATGGGACATCTATTAAAGGAAATTTAAGAATTCCAAAACAAGCTTCATCTGGAACTGCTGAATGGGTAACTGAAAATCCTACTACAGATCCTACAGCTACAATTCCAACTCTTGATATTATAGAGTTAGGTCAAAATAGATTATACAGAGAATCAGCAATAACACAACAAATGGTAAATGTTGAAGAATTAGATTTACAAGGTTTTGTAAAAGTAGATATAGCTGATACTATGACAGATGCAATTGAATCAGCTATATTTAATGGAACTGGAACAGGACAACCTACTGGAATCGTAAGTGGAATTAAGGCTAAAAATAAAATTACTGTTGATACAAGAGGGGAAATAACAGTAGATGATTTTAAGAAGGCAAAGGCTAAAATCAAGCAGAAGATTGTTAAAAATGCAAAATGGTTCATGAATGCAGAAACATATTTATTAGTTGATTTATTAAAAGATGGCATGGGCAGACCATTATTACAGCCAAATGTTGCAGATGGAACAGGTTATACAATTTTAGGATTACCAGTTGAATTAACAGATGCAATGGCGTTACCTACAGATACAGGGGCAAAATGTTTAGTAGTTCTTGCAACTCCAGAAGCATATCATACAAATACTCAAAAAGCTTTAGCTTTATATGTTTATAATGATTCAGCATATATAAGAAGAGGTTTAATTGGTTATGGTGCTGATATTTATCTTGATGGTAAGGTTAAAGATGACCAACAGGTTTCAGGAATATTTAACAAGGCATCTTAATTAGAAGGTGATTTATTCACCTTCCTTAGGAGTTTAGAGGTGATATATGAAAGTAAGTGATATTACAACAAATGAATTAATAATGTATTGCAATGCCTATGATGATGAGCAGACACATAAAGAAATTGAACTTATATTAATTGCAGTTAAAGCTTACATTAAAAATTATACTGGTCTAGATGATGAAGGTCTTGATGAATATGAAGATATACCACTTGCAGTAATGGTGCTAGTTAATGAAATGTATGATAATAGAAGTTATTCAACTAATATGACAGTAAATGTATTAAATCCAGTGGTTGAATCTATTCTTAATATGCATAGAAGAAATTTATTATAAGAGGTATAAAGATGGCTTTATATACAATAAATCCTGGAGAATTTAAGCATTTTATTCAGATAGGGAAATATATATATCAGGGAAAAGATGATGATAATATTCCAGTTGAAAAATTTGAAATTAAATTAAAAGCAAAGGCTCAGATAATAAATGTAAGTGGAAAAGAAATTGCATTGAATGAAGGTAAGGCCAATGTAGTGAATAAAAGATTTATTATAAGATATCCACGACATATTGATATATGTACTGATGATGTTATTATTTATAACAATAAAAATTATAATATTACTTATCCCAGTGATATAAAAGAGCAGCATAAATATTTAGAAATAGTTGCGGAGCTGATAGAATAATGTCAATTGAAATTAAAGGTATTAATAATTTATTAAAAAGATTAGATAAATTATCTAAACTAGAATCTGAAAAAGCAGTTGAAATGGTTGCTAAAGATATGGAACAGGCCATTAAACAGGCTGCCAATGTGTTTTCTAATAATTCCGATTTAATAAAAACCTTTGAACCAAGAAAATATGGGGGTTCAACATATATAGATGTTGGATTAAAGGGCGATAAAGAAAACTTTAAAGAATGGTGTCATTTATGGTATCAACAGTTTGGATTTTATAATCATGGTTGGAATTTTAAAAACAATCATCCTTACATTGATGCTCATAAGATGTGGTTTGATAATGCATTAGAATCAAACAAACCTGAATGTATGAAAAGGCTTAAAGAAGAACTTAAGAAGCAAGTTAATGAATGTTGGAATGGGTGATTAAATGAGTATACATGAAATTATAAAACAATTATCTGAGGATATTGAAATTGAGTGCTACTATATAAAAAGGCCAGCAGATAATAAAAATTGTATAGTGTATACATATACGGAAGTCCCCAATCTCATAGGAGATATGAAAGAGCTGAGGACTAAATATATAGTATTACTTAATGTTTATTGTGAAAGTAATATAGAAAAAACTAATAAATTAGTTAAAGAATCATTACAAGATCATGGATTTAAAAAGAAGATTATACCTGGAACTGTATTAGAAGCAAACAATATATATAATACAGCAATGCAGTATACTATAAGTTTAAAAAATTGACTTTAAGCAGCAGTCAAAAAACAGGCTTATTTTTTATACAGAAATTTATAAAAGGAAGGATGATATAAATGTCAGAGTTTAGATCAATTATTGGAGTTAGAAATATTCATTTTGCAGAAAAACTTGAAGGGCTTACATGGGGAGCACCAATAAGAGTTATGGGGTTGCAGGAAATAGCAATTAAAAATGTATATGCAGAAGGTTCGCTATATGGAGACATGGTTAGATTGAAGCATAAGAAAAGAAAAACAGGGTTAGATGTTACTTGCAGTGTAGCTGAATATACAACAAGTGTAAAAGCAATGCTTGAGGGTGGTGCAGTTACAAATGGAGAGTATGTAAATAGTGCAGATAATATGGGAAATAATATAGCTTTGTTATTTGAACAGGTATATGATGATGGATCATCTGTATTCAATGTAGTATACAATACATCATTAAGTGCTGATAATCTTGTTGAAGGAAAAGGAAATTCTGAAAATATGGAATTTGCAACTACTTCACTATCTGGAAGTGCAGTTGCAATTGAACATGATGGGGAACAAATATTTAATTTAGAAATAGATACTTTGGGAGAAAATGTTGACCAAACTAAGATTACTAATTTCTTTAAAGAAGTTCAGCTTCCAGGTGTAAAAGCAGCATAGTTAATTTATAGAAGGTATTACTTAAGTGTAGTACCTTTTATTAAATTAATTAGAAGGGAGGTATTATTTTGAGTAATCTATTAAGAAAAATTGAAAATATAAAAGTTGATGGTTTTGACTATATAATGGCGTTTGATATGGAAAGTATTGAAGTTTTCAAAGATATTACTGGCAAAGGAATATTAATGTCTTTAAATGATTTATCTAATATGGATGATGAAGTTATATTATATTTTATTGCAAGTACTTTAAGGAAAAAAGAAGATGGAAAGATTTTAGGAAAAAAATTATTTAATGGAGAATATGATTTATTTGCATTAGTAATAAATTTATTTCCAGTAGTGCTTTCAATTGTTAATAATGGATTCCCACAGCCTAATAAGAATCAAAAAAAAAAGTAAGTAATAATCGGTCAGAAGAATTAGATGTTGACTGGTTATTTTATTGTTTTACAAAATTATTAGGAAATTCAGAAGAAGAATTTTGGAGGAGCACTCCAAGAAAGATTTTTAAATTACTTGATATTCATGCTGAAATGAATGGAAGTAAAAAGAAGGATAAAGACAATACTGTTACAATGAAGGTATTAGATTAGAAGGAAGGAGGAACTTAAATGTCAGATGAACAATTACTTGTCACGTTAGGGATTCAAGACAAAGGTGCTAATAAACAGATAACTGCACTTAATAAAGAGCTTAAGGCATTAGATAAAGAGTTTAAAAGCGCAAGTACGACAACAAAAGATTTTGAAAAAAGCCAACAAGGATTAACAACAAAACTTAGTAATCTTAATCAAAAATATGATGTAAATAAAGCTAAACTAGATGCATATAAACAGAAACTTGAAGAAACTACTAAAGCTATTCAGGACCAACAAGAAAAGATTGCAAATATGCAACTTGAGGGGAAAGATACTGCTAAAGCAGAAGAGCAATTACAGAGAATGAAAAATACTCTTAGAGACACTGAAAGAAATATTTCAGCAACTCAAAATGAGATGGAACGTCTTAATAATGAAATTTCAGAAACCAATAAAACAATACAAAATCAATCTTTAGAGCAGTATAGAGAAGAAATGCGTCAGTTAGGAGAAAGCATAGAGAAGACTGGAAACAAGATGCAAAATTTTGGCCAAGGTATGCAAAATACAGGAAGCACTTTAATGAAAATATCTGCTCCATTAGTTGCATTTAGTGGGTATGCAGTTAAAGCTAGTATGGATTTTGAAGATGCAATGAGACAGGTAGCTGCAACAATGGGAATGAGTGTTGATGAAATAAATAATGGAAGTGAATCATATGCTAAGCTAGAAAATGCAGCAAAAGAGTGTGGAGAAACAACGAAATTTAGTGCAAGTCAAGCAGCAGAAGCATTAAATTATATTGCACTTGCTGGATATGATGCAAATAATGCTGTTGAGTTATTACCTAAAATGTTAAACTTAGCAGCAGCAGGTGGACTTGATTTACAATATACAAGTGATGCGTTGACAGATTCAATGTCAGCGTTAGGTATAGGGATTGATGATGTTGATGTATATATTGACCAGCTTGCTAAAACTTCACAAAAATCAAATACTAGTGTTGGTCAATTGCTTGAGGCTATATTAACAGTTGGTGGAACTGCAAAAACATGTAGTGGTGGTATAACAGAAATGAATACTGCCATAGGTATAATAAGTGATAATGGAACTAAAGCTAGTGAAGCAGGTACTGCATTAAGAAACATATTACTTTCCTTATCTACTTTATCTGATGATACAAGAGAAGGTCTAAGAGGTATAGGGATTGAAACAGTTGACTTGAAGGGTAACTTATTACCGCTGAATGAAATAATGCATGATATGTTAGGTGTAGTTGGAAGTATGGGAAGTGCTGAAAAGAGTTCTTTTATATATTCTATATTTAACAAAACAGACTTAAAGGCTGTGCAAGCATTGATGGGTAGTACAGTAAATGATACAAAAGAACTTGGAACTGTATTGGAAGAAACAGGATATGATTTTGAGGGATTAGGGCATAGTATGGATGAATTAGAAGGTTCTTTCGATACTACAATAGAAAAACAAGAAATGACTAACAGATTAATGAATTTATTTGGTATGAACTCTGAACAGGCAGAAATAGCGTATACTGGATTAAATGGTATATTAGGAGAAGGTCAAGATAGATGGAGCCAATTATCTGGTATGATAGATGATTCAGCAGGAGCAGCACAATCTATGGCAGATGTTTTAAATTCATCAACAAAAAGCCAGATTACATTATTATTAAGTCAGCTTGAAGGATTAGGAATACAAATTGGTGAAAAATTATTACCATATGTGAATGATTTACTAGGTGCAATATCAGATTTAATTACATGGTTTTCTAGTCTTGACGAAGGAACACAACAGGCAATTGTTAAATTTGGACTTTTAACGTTTGCCACAGGGGGAGTATTAAATGCTACAGGTAAAATGACTTCTAATATAGGTGGTCTTGTTTCTGGAATTGGCAAATTGACAGCTTCAGCTGGTACATCTGCAACTAGTGTTGGAGCTTTAGGAAGTGCAGCAGGAACTTTATCCAGTATTGCTTTACCACTTATAGGAACTGTAGGATTATTGGCAGGTGCAGTAGCTTTATACAATGAAGAGCAGAAAGCATTATCTTCTTCTGTTGTTACAAGTAAAGAAGAATTAGGCTTATTAAAAAGTACATTATTAGAATTGAATGGTGTTCAGGTTAAAAGCAAAGAAGAACTTGAAGATCTAGGGTTAGTATATAAAGATTTTAGCGATGGATTATCAGATGATTTTAAAAGCGCTATAAGTGAAGCTGGAAAAGATGTTGAGAATTTCACAATTGTGCTACAAGAATTAAGCCTTGATGGAGTTTTAAGTGATGAAGAAACTACCGAATTCAATACAAGAGTTAAGGATTGTGTTAGTAATGCATTAAGTGAGATTGAAAGTAAGAAAACAGAAGGTCAGACTTTAATGAGCGAAGTATTCAAATTAAATGACAATGTAATAGATGAAAATGAACAGGCTATAATTGATATGTGTAATAAACAATATGAAGTAGAAGCCGAAGAAGTAAAGAAAAATCAAGATTTAATTAATCAAATTTATAATACTGCAAGATCTGAAAATAGAACATTAACACAAGAAGAAATTTCAAGCATAAAGCAATATTATGCAAATATAAAACAAATTGAACTTGAATGTAAAGCACAAAATAATAGCGAACTTGAAGCAAGTACAATTGATTTTAATAATAGAATTAAGGGATTAGATGCACAGTCTGCATCAGAATTACTTCAAGCTAAAAAAGCAGAACTTGATGAACAGTTAATTCAAAAGAAAAATCAATATGATCAAGTTATACTTATGGCTGAAAAGGCGGCACAAGATTTAACTGGAGCCGAAAAAACTGCAGCTGATGAAAGAATTCAGAATTTAAAAGATGAAAAACAAAAGTGTACTGAAGAATATCAAGGTCAATGGCAAAAGTATCAGGAAATAATTGAAACTGAAGCACCTAATATATCAAGTACAATAAATAAATATTCAGGTGAAATACTAACTAGTCAAGATTTAGTTACCCAGCAAGGTCTTGAAAAAATGAAAGCTCATTATGATGGATTAAGTGTTGTAACAGATGAAGGGTGGTATAAAATAAAGGATACTACTACTGGAGCAATAACAGATTGTTATATGACTGTAGATAAAAACACAGGTGAAATTACAGCGTGCTACAATAAAACAACAGGTGAAGTTGCTGGATATACAGATGATATGAAGAAGAAAGTAAAAGAATTAGGAGATGAACACATAACTGAACGTAATGTAATTAACCAGATGATGGGACAGATAGGGCAATCTCATGTAGATACTGGGAATCAAATAATATCTAAAAATGGTGAAGTTATAGGAAGTCTTAAAGATGTGACTACTAGTGCAGATGGAGTTAAGCAAGGTATTGTTAATATCAATGGAACTCCAATGCAGATTACAACTAATGCAGATGGAGTTATAACAGATATGACAACTGTAAAGGATAAAGTTGACGATATTCCAAAGGAAAAAGAATGTAAAATTAATTTTATTCAAAATGGCCTTGATTGGATTAAAAGTAAGTGGGATTCTATAACAAGTAAATCTGTAAGTGTAGATGCAAATGCAAATGGGACTTATAGTTATAGTGGAAGTGGAGTTAGTACAGTAGATGAAAAAGGCTGGGAACTTGCAAGTAATAATAATGTACAGGTTTTAGGCACATATGCTAAAAATACACTAACATCTATTCCTACAGGTACTGCTATAAAAACACATATGCAATCTGTACAAGAGATGAAATATGCTGTTCAGGAAGAAGTAAGGAAATCAAAATTGAATTATGCAAATAATAATGTTAGTCAAGGAAGTTCAAATATTGATTATGAAAAGCTTGCAAATGTTATGCTTAATGTTGTAATTCAAGGACTTAGCAATGTTAATATAAATAATAATATCAACGTAGATTCAAATGGAATAGCTAGAAATACAATAAAAATGCTTGGAAGAGAAGATAAAATCAATAGAGTAAGCAAGGGGCGCACATAGATGGAAATTCAATTCAACAATTTAAACAGTAAAGATTTAGAATTAGAAATTATTAAAAAGCCGTTTATACCTATTTCTAGAAAGATAGTAGAGACTAAAGATATTAATGGGAAAGACGGAAGTTATTATATAGATAAAAACACATATGAAGATATTATTGTTTCAATTGATTTTAATTTCTACGTTAAAGATAATGAAGATTTAGAACTTAGGGTTATAAGAATCCAGAAGTGGCTTAACAGTATAAATGACAATAAACTAATAATAAACAATAGTATGTTTTATTATATAGTTAAGAATATAAATATTAGCAATATTGAATATGATGGTATTTATGAAATTAATAAATTTACTGTAGAATTTGTTTGTGAAGCTTATAAATATCTGAGAAGTAATAATAAACAAACCATTCAAAATAACACTATTATTAATAATATGTATTCTCTAAGTAAGCCAGTTTATTATATTGCTGGCAATGGGAGTTTAAATGTTAATGGTAATATAGTTACAATATCAAATAACACAGATGGAATTGTAATTGATACTGTTATTGGGAAAGTATTAAGTAATACCAATACAGTTATAACTGGAAAAACAAATATTAATTCTATGCAAGATTTATATTTAAAAAGTGGAACAAATAAAATAATTCATTCAGGAATTCAATTACAGATTAAAAAAAATTACAGAACAATTTAGAAAGGGGGTGGTATTATTATTGAATTATATAATAATGGAGAAGATACAAGTAAAAATGGAGAAATATTAAATGCTATAGATGGAAGTTTGAAGGTTGCTTTGAGTTCTGAAAATGAACTAGAAGCTACTTTTTTAATTGACGAAAGTGAAAATATAGCTAATGATAAACTTATAAAGGTAGATGCTCCAGAAGGAAAACAATTATATAGAATTTATGACTATATAAAAACTTCTAATAGCATAAAAGTATATGCTAGAAATAAGTATTTTGATTTAAAAGAAAAAGCAATTATTAACAATGTAAAAGGCACTAGGCAGCAGATATTAAATACTATTCTTAGTGGAACAGGATATACAGGAAAATATGTTGGTGGAAATACAGATATATTAACAATTGAGGGCAAAACTAATGTTATAGAAATATTAAGTAGTTTAGAAGAAGAATACATTATAAAAGACAATGTTGTAATACTTGGGAGAGTTGGTGCTGATTATGGTTATACAGTTGAGTTTGGATATAACTTAGATGATATAGAAGAAGATATAAGTACAGACGATGTAATAACTAGAATATATCCTTGCTATCAAGAAATTATAGGGAATCCAGTAGATAGTAAATATATTAACAACTATCCATTAGCTCATGAGCGATTTATTGATTTTGAGATAACTACCGAAGAAGATGATGTTGAATTAACAGAAGAACAAATAAAAACAATATTGCAGGAAAAAGCTAAGGAATATTTTATATCTACTGAATGTGATAAGCCAGTATGTAATTATAATGTTAAAATGATTAATTTATCTGAAACAACAGAATATAAGAATTATAAAATTTTAGAAACTGTAAATTTAGGTGATACAGTAACTTGTAAAAATAAAAATTTAAACATTAATTGTAAAGAAAGATGTATTTCTTATGAATGGGATATAAACGATAGGAAATATATTAATATTGAACTTGGACAACGTACTGAAACTTACTCAGATAGAATATTAGAAAAAGAAAAAAATATTATTCAGATTATAGATGATGCTAAAGACAAGGCTGAAAAAGATACTAATAATCTTAAAGTTATAATGGAAAAGCGTGATTCTGAAATTGAATTGAGTGTTACAAATGAAATCGCAAATAGAAAAGCTGAAATCAAAGTGCTTGATGGCAAGATTGAGGAAAGAGTTACAGAAGATGATTTTGAAGCATATAGGATTACTACAGCAAAAGAAATATCTCAAAAGGTAAGTGCAGGTGCTGAATTTAGTTCAGAAATGAAGCAGAATGTTGATGCTTTTAAATTTCTATTTAAAGGGGCAAGCAATGGAGAAACTATTATTGATTCTAATGGTATAACAGTAAAATGTGGAGGTTTTAAAGTTATAAATTCAAGTGGTAATACAGTTATGGAGTTTAATTCAAAAGGAGAATGTATTGCAAAATATATGTCAGCTACAGATTTGAATTGTGTAAATACAGATAAAGGAAGTACATTTTACAGTATGCTATATAATATGGAGCTAGCAGGCTTTAAAAATCTTAATGCAACTAAATTAGCAATAGGAGGGCAACACATCTATGACTATATAGTAGATGTGTTAGAAGATAAAGGACTACTATAGAAAGGGTGATTTTATGATTAGCGAATTATATACAGAAGATTTAGATATAAATTTAAAATACAATATCTATCTACACTGTGTTCAGAATGATGATGTTATATTAAATATAAATGTCTATGATAAAAGTTTACAAGCAGATTTAAGTAATTATACATGCAGATTAAAAGCATTTAAAAGTGATCAAATACCGCTTATACAAAATACAAATATTGATGTAACTGGAAATGTTGTAAAAATTGAAGCTAGTAAGCAGTTAACAACAACAGCTGGAATAGTAAAAGCAGAATTACAGTTTACAGATAAAAGTACTTTAAAGAAAAAGAGTACTTTTTTTATTGAAATAAAAGTTGAAAAAAGTTCTTTAAATGTTGATGGAGCAGTAAGCACTCCTTTATGTACATTGCTAGAAGAAATAGATAATAAACTTGACCAGATAGAAAATATAGGGCTGGTTCTTGATGAAGCTAAACAAGTAAGAGATACTTTAGAAAGCGATATAGTAGTAGCAAATACAACAAATGAAAATATTTTTCAGAGCATATCTGATGCTGATTCTAAGAAACGTGAAGTTGAAATAAGTATTTCTAATGCATCTGATAAGATTAGTGAAGTAGAAGATAGTATTACTAATGCAGATAACTCTAGGAATGCATTAGATAGAAGTAAAGAAGTAGCAGATGAAACAAAAATAGATTTAGATAATGCTAATGTACAAGCCGAAAAAAATATTGAAGAATTAAATAAGCTTGGTGATGTTACAGATCTTGCAGCTAAAGTTCAAACTAATACAGAAAACATATCTAAAAATACTAAATCTATAGAATCATTTGATGCGCAAATGAATGAAAAGGCGAATTTATCAGATGTAAAAATATTTACATCGTTAGCTGATATTGGATTATCTGCAACTGATATGACTACAGACCTTGCAAGTAATTTATTAAAAATAATAACAGCAGCTGGGGCTAATAGGCAAATATCATTATATCCATACGAAAGTGAAACGAATAATAATTTATATATATCTATAAAAACGTGGTGTGGATTTAATACTGATGCTTATCATATAAATATATACACTTCTATTAACGGTAAGGATAATGTACCGTCTAAAATTGAAGTTATTCCTAATTATAATACTGGAAATAATAAAATGTTTCTTGGCTTTTATGATAATGCTTTAGGTGTCGCGCAGGAAATAGCTATCACTAAAAAACAACAATTGACTTTATTAAACGGATGGCTTCCTTATGATGTACAACCTTACACGGCTTGCTGTGGTAATTTACTATGCGTAAATATGAGAATAAAATCAGGAACTTATACTGCAGGTACTTGGATTGCTGAGACTGGTAAAATCCCATTAGGTGGTGGTAGTAATTTCTTCCAAGCAACTGATGTTTCTGGAAGTAAAATTGGTAGTGTTGCATTAACTAATACAGGTCGTATAGAAATTGTTGGTGCTTTTAGTCATAACGCAGATGTATCAATTAATTTTACAGCAACTATTAATTAGGAGGTTATTATGGAGGAAAATTTAGTAAATGAATATGGCATTTTTACGCCAAATAAAGTTACAAATCAAACAGCGGAAGAAGTATATCGAGAATGGTTAGAAAATAAGAACAATCCACCGAAAACAGAACCTACAGAAATAGAATTATTAAATAAACAATTATTAGAAACACAAGCTACTCTTGCAGAAATGCAATATAATAATTTATTAAAGGAAAATGGAGGAATGTAAAATGTCTAAGATTATGGAGAATTTAATTAATAACAAGTTTTATGAAACTAAGAAAGATGTAGAAGGTAAATTAAATGTATTCTTTGCTTTTAGTGTTCTTACACAAGAAGAATATACAAATTTAATGCAACTAACAGAAAGCAAATACACAGAAGTTGTTGCGCAATAGGTTTAAATTGTGAATATGTTATAATAAGAAGAAGGAAGTAGCTTAACAGGTAAAGCAGTATGTGAGAGGTAGCATAGCTGAAAGACGTTCGACTCGTCGTGAATAGTGGTATTTCTGATGTAGGTTCAACTCCTACCTTCCTTTTTAAGTCTTTGATTAATTTCAAAGGTTAATTATGTAAACCTAGAAAATTAAATATTCAAAAAATGCATAAAAAAATAAAACCAGGTAAAACTATAATTGCGATCAAATAGAATAACCTGGTTTTACTTTATGCGTAAATTAAGGGATTTCCCTGTTTACATTTAATAGTATAACCACGTTTATTAAAGTTATTCAAAATTAAAACTATTATTTTAATTTATTGCGAGAGAAGTGGTTATATGAATTGTAATGAAGAATTTGTAGTTAAAGCTCTTGGTAAACTAACACTTGAATTTAATTACGATTGGGATGAACAAAAGAAGATAAGAGAATTGTTACATTTATCTCTATATAATTACGAAGTAATGAGTTCAGAAAAATCTTTAGTAACAAGTGATCTTAAAGAAAAGATTCTTTTATATCTTCAAGTGAAGAAATTAGAGAATTATTCTAAAGCTACCTTAAATAATTATATGTATACCTTGAGAAATTTTTCAAACTTCATAGTTAAGCCTGTAAGTAATATATCTAAAAACGATATTAGGTACTTCATGGCAATTAATTATGAAAATTTGAAACCAAGCACAGTAAATAATAAACTAGCATGCATCAAAGCATTCTTTGAATGGTTGGAGCAAGAGGAGATAATACCTAAGAATCCAGCAAGATACTTGCAAGGCACCAGACTTCCAAAACATCTTAGGCATTCTTTAACAATAGAAGAGTTAGAAAAAATTCGACTCTCATGTAAAGATGTAAGAGAAAGAGCTCTTATAGAATTTTTATTTGCTACAGGTTGCAGAATAAGTGAAGTTGTTAAGGCTAATATATCTGATTTAGATTTAAGCAATAATTTACTTAGGGTTATTGGTAAGGGGGATAAAGAGAGAACTGTATTCTTTAATGATAAAACAAAATTGCATATTAAAAATTATATTGATACAAGAAAAGATGAAAATGAAGCCTTATTTATTGCTTCAAAATTTCCATATAAGAGAATTGGGAAAAGAGGTCTTGAACTTATAATATCTAGGATTGGAGAAAGAGCTGACATAGGAAAGTCAGTATATCCACATTTACTTAGACATACAATGGCTACTTTAGGGCTTCAATCTGGTGCAGATATAACAACTATACAGCATCTTTTGGGTCATACAACACCAAGTACTACGCAGATTTATGCAGAAACATCTTTAGATAATTTAAAACATGAATATAAGCAACATTTTAATTGTTAAATGAAGAGATTAGAGAAATCTAGTCTCTTTTTCATATATAAAAATAAGGGAGAAAAATATGAGTGAAGATTCAACAAAAGATATTTTACAAAGGCTTACAAAAATAGAAACATTACTTGAAAAAATGAATGAAACTGAAGATTTAAAAAATAAAGCACTTCAAGAGAAAATAGATGTTGCTAATCATAGGATTTCTGATTTAGAAGATGCTCAAAAGTGGCAGCAGAGAACGGTATTAGGTGCAATTATAACTGGAGCAATAGCGTTGCTATTTGCATTTGTTAAATAGAAAGAAGGGTTTTTATGAATAAATTAATATGTAAATTAACTAATTTAATTGAAGTTAAAAAGATAATAGCATTATCTACAATATGGGTATTTTGTGGACTTGCAGTTGCTGGCAAGATAGATACTACAGTATTCACAAGTGTAGTTACTTTAATAGTAGGTTACTATTTTGGACAATCTACAGCTAATAATTCTAATAGTAAAGGAGATATAAAATAATGAAGTTTGGAATAGATCTTGGCCATGGAGTAGGAAAAGATAGAGGAGCTGTTGGAAATATAGCAGAAGAAACAATAATTAATTCAGTAGGAAGTCTTGTTATAAGCAAATTAAAAGCATTAGGGCATAGTGTTATAGAATTAAGGCCAGATAGTGCTACAAGCGTAAATGATAGTTTACAACAAAGATATAATAAATCAAATTATTATAATGTAGATATGTGCATAAGTATACATGCTAATGCTGGTGGTGGATTTGGAGCTGAGGTATTTACTTATAATGCAAAAGAAGTTTCACAAGCACGAGCAGTATTGAATAACATAGTAAAGCTTGGATTTAGAAACAGAGGAATAAAAGACGGTAGTAATCTTGCTATGGTTAGAAATCCAAAAGCTACTTCAATGTTAATTGAAATTTGTTTTGTAGATAGTTCAGATGTAGATTTGTATAATACACTTGGACCAGAAGTTATTGCTACAGAAATTGTTTTGGGATTAACAGGACAAGTTGTAAATACTATAAAAGGTGAGTGGATTCTTGATAATACTGGCTGGTGGTATAAGCATTTTGATGGAAGCTATACAAAAGATGGTTGGGAGAAGATAGATAATAAATGGTACTTATTTAATGCTCAAGGTTACATGCTTTATTCATGGCAATATTCTAATGGTGGTAATTGGTATTACTTAGGCACTGAAGATGATGGAGCAATGAAAACTGGATGGATATTAATTGATAACAAATGGTATTATATGAATTCTGATGGAGCAATGCAAATTGGATGGCAGAAGATAGATAATGAATGGTATTATTTTGAGAGTTCAGGATGTATGCAGACAGGATGGATAAAAGATAATGGAAAAGATTATTTACTATATTCAAATGGAGCAATGGCACATGATACCATAGTTTATGGTTATAGATTTGATAGTAATGGAGTTGCTATTAAAATTTAAGTTTAATAAGGCAGTATAGGGAATTAACTCTATTCTGCCTTTATTTTTTATTTACTATATTAAGCAATTATAATACAATTAATAGGAATAAACACATTAATAAGGGGGATAAATTAAATGTTTAACTTAAAAAAGATAATAGCTGGATCTATTGCAGCCATAACAATTATGTCAGTTAGTCCCGTAGTTGCAAATGCTGCATGGAAACAAAATAATACTGGTTGGTGGTATACAGAAGGTAATTCATGGGCGACTGGATGGAGAGTAATTGATGGAAACTGGTATTATTTCTACTCAAATGGGTACATGGCTCATGATACAACTATTGATGGATATTATTTAAATTCCAATGGAGCATGGACACAAGATGTTGCAAGTCAAGATAACAAAGCCATTAAAGAGGGTACTTATAAAGTAGGACAAGATATACAGGCTGGAGAATATTTAGTAAAATCAACATCAGCATATTCTGCATATTATGAATGTTCATCAGACAGTACAGGAAAGTCAAGTTCTATAATTTTTAATGGAAACATTTCAGAAGGTTCAAGCGAATATATAACATTAAAAGAAGGCGAGTATATTACTATCGATAGAGGAGTAATGTATGCAGTAGCAGATGCACCATCAATCATACCTAGTAATGGATTATATAAAGAGGGTATGTATAAAGTAGGACAAGATATACCAGCAGGAGAATACGTAGTCACTAGTAATAGTCCTTATGGGTTTAGTGCGTATATTGAAGTTAATAATGGAAGCAGACATAGTGCTAAAGATATTGTTTCAAATGATGCTTTTAAAGGTACTAAATATATTACGGTTGAGGAAGGTCAATATTTAACTATTCAAAGATCTGAAATTCAAAAATAATTAATAGAAAAATCAGTAATATGATATAAATTTCGTGTACAATATTAAACTATATTATAGTTCTAAATCTATAACATGAAAATAAAAAATAAGTTCCAAAATCGTTACTTGATTATAGTTCCACTTTTAGAACTGCATATATTACTTATAAATTATATTAATTAAATCTATTAATATATAAGATAAAAGGTATTAGAAATTAAATTCTAATACCTTTTATTTTTTATCATATTCTTTTAATAGTAATTCAAGGGATTTATCTAATAACTTTGAAATTGGAATCATAGTTTCTTGAGATAAATTTTTAAGTTCCTTTAATAATTCAGTATTGAAGGTACTTGAATATCTTGTTCTACTTTTTAAATCAGAATCCTTATCAGTTCTCATAAGTTCACTCCTCATATAATTCATTAATACTATTATATCATTTAATTGATTAATATTAAATAAATTTAAAGAAGTTTATAAAAAATACTTGATTAAAGTTAAGCAAGGTGATAATATAATATTAAAGTTAATTAAGTTTAAAGATATTTAATCAAGTTAAGGAGGGTGAAACAAATGACTAAAGATTATTTGAAATTTAGAAATTCAATAAAAGAAGATACAAATCTTAATTTAGAAGAATCATATCTATTAGAAGTTCTATTCGATTACTACAATACTAGTTGTGGTTATGCATTCCCACCTTATGAAATTCTTATGCATGACTTAAAAACAAAAAGAAGAGCAAAGATTTCTAAATTATTAAAGTCTTTAGAAAAGAAGGGTTACATTTCTATAAATAAAAAAGGTAAGAAGAATATTTATTATATATTAAAATATTTATTCTTAAATAAATCAAATAGCAAAGTTAAACAGAAACACAATGCTCCAGTAGATAGTAATGGAAATATTCCAGTAGAGGGGCAAATGCATGTAGAAGAAATTATAAATACTAAAGAACATGAAGAAGTTATAAAAATAACTGGATTCAATAAAAAGCAAGCTGATGAATTATTAAAAGCAGCAGATAAAAAGGTTGATAAAATAGTACAAGCATTTGAATATTCAAAGTCAAAAGGAAAAGCAGTATTTGCATATGTAAGATGGTGTATTAAGAATTTAGATATAGCTTCATTGATAAAAAGAGAAACTAACAGAGTTGAAAAACATAAGTTAAAATTTTATAACTTTGAACAAAGGCATTATAACTACGATAAGTTAGAAAAGGGACTACTTGGATGGGATAATAACATAAATATTTCAGAATGTATATTATGATTGGATGTGATAAATATGAAAGTTACAAGAAGTATTGAAAAAGATGTATTTAAAATTGAAGCAAATACATCTGAGATGGCTAAAATAACAGTAGCAATTGAAATGCGTATTGAATATTTTAAAAATATTAATTATACAGGATGCATATTGGGTGAGCTAATAAAAATGTTAGAACAGTTAGAAAATTATAAATTTATTTCTGAACCAACAGTAGGAAAGGAAAGTGAATTAGGTGAATAATAACGATAAAATTTTATTGAAAAAATCTGTGGAACTAAAAGATTTATTAGATGATTTTAAAAAGTTTATGAATTTATATGAAAGTGATGAAGAAAATCAGTTATTTTCTGAATATGGTAAAAATAGTTTGGACTATGTAATTTCAGAATTTGAAGATATAATAGAAATTCTTAAATAAAAAAAGGCAGTAGAATAAACTACCACCAATCCTTCGCAAGATTAGTATAGTTTATTTTGCTCCAAATGTAAAGGAGTTTTATAAATGAATGAATTAATGGGAATAGGAAAAGTATTTATCCAATGGGGTGCTATGATAATTGCTTTTGGACTAGGAACAATGGCAGCTGGATCAGTATTAATATTATTAGGAAAAATATTTTGTGGTAAACAGATAGACCAAGCGCTTGGATTTGTAGCAAATTATATAAATGAGAATGTAAGATAGGAGATGTTAAGAATGATAACAGTAGTAGATTTAGGAAATTATAATGTTAAAGCAATGAACTCATTGACAGCAAAATCAATATTTAAAAGTAATATCAGTAGGGACTATGAAAGTTATCCTGATGCATTTAAACATATAAAGATTGATGGAGAGTATACTTATTTTGAAAAAGGACCTTTTAGTATGGAGTACATTAAAACTAAAAAGGATTATACAGCTCAATTAATGTATGCAATAGCAAGTTTAAATGAAGCGGAAGATGAAATTAAAACTAATCTTACATTGCTGCTTCCAATATCAGAAATACAGGAAAAGCATAAATATATAGATGAAATTAAAGGTAAAACATTTAATTGTAGCGTTAAGTTAAAAACTAAAATAAATAAGAATATCACAATTGAAGATGTTATGGTTTTGCCAGAGGGGTATGTTATCTACTTCAAGCTTGGAGAAAAGTATAAGACAAGTTCTATTGTTATTGTAGATATTGGTGGCAGAACAACAAATCTAGTTGCGATGGTAAATGGTGAGCCCAAAGTACTTAAAACATTAAAAATAGGTGCTTTAGATTTTTATGCTAAGATAAGAGAACTGCATGCAGATAAAGAGTATAACTTGGAAGATATAGAAAGACTTATAAAGGAAGGAAAAGTTGTTGTTACTGATAAGCAGATTGCACAATTTGCTAATGATATTTTAAATCAAATTAAGCAGCATATTAAACTTGAACATTATGAGCATGTACTATTTGCTGGTGGTGGAGCTATTATAATAGAAAAAATTATTAAAGATATATTACCTGATAATTGTGAGATAGTTGATGAACCACTTGAAAGCAATATGGAGGGAGCCATGGAAGCAAGTAAAATGGCTTGGAATGAGTAGACAACCTATAGGAAAGGGGGAGAGAGTAACAATTATCCTTAACCCTGCTATTCCTAAAGAAAAATTAATATTAGATTATTTAAGCGGATCATTTAATAAGAGCGCAGATATAAAGCAGATTTTATATAATAACTGTATTGGAAATCAATTATTAATAAATGATAATACTATGATAAATAAATGTACAATAAATAATAATTCAATTAACAATGATTACACAATGAATTATAATTCATTGATAAATGAATGTTCAAAGAGTGATAATAAAATTATAAATGATTTACCAGTAGTTAATGATAAAAGTTTTGAAATTAATTTAGATACTATAGAAGACAAAAGTATAGAAATAAGCATAAATGATGTTAAAGCAGAAGATGCAACAAACAATGCTTTGGGATTTATGCTTAATATGTAGCGACTATAAAATGAGACCAGATAGTTAATTCTGGTCATTTTTTTTGTGTTTAATAAAAAATATAAAGACAAAAATGGGGCATAAACCCAAAACTTTTGATAATTTTAGAATTATATTAATAGTTGGATTACATTTTTGAGGTGTAGTTTCCAATTTACTTATGTAACTTTCGCTTACATTAAGTTCTTTTGCAATATCCGACAGTTTTAATTTTTTTTTCTTTCGTTCATGTCTAATCATAAAATCACCTTGTCGAAACTTTACTGGTAGTCAAGTTTTTTTGTTGTATAATTATTATCAAGGAGAGGAGGATATTAATTAAAATATCAATAATATATCATGTGCTATTTTAGCTGAAAATATGTTATAAATCAATAATACGCTTTAAAAAAGCGCTAAATACTAAAAACTTCTAATTTTTAAGTAAAATAAAAAATTAGAGGTGGTTATATGCTAAAAGACAGATTAAAATATTTGAGAAGTGAAATGGAATTAAAACAAGAGGATATTGCTGATAAGCTAAATGTTGCAAGAAGCACATATGGCAATTGGGAGTTAGGTAGGACAGAACCAGATATAAAATCATTAATAGAGCTTGCAAGATTTTATAAAGTAAGTATTGACTATTTGTGTGGAAATACAGATGTAAAAGATATGTATGTTAGAGATAAAAGAAAATGTATGTATATAAAAACTTGCTTAAAAGTTTATGATGAATTTTTAAAATAA